GGTAGTCGGAAGCGTCAGCGTGCCCGTGTTGAGGATGGTTGCAATAACCGGGGCCGTCAGCGTCTTGTTGGTCAGCGTTTGGGTGCCCGTCAGGGTCACCACGGTGCCGTCGATGGAGATTGTTCCAGTGGAGGTGATTGGGCCACCCGTAAGGCCCGTGCCCGTAGCGACAGACGTTACACCCGAGCCAGCGGCCAGCGTCTGCCATGAGCCGTTGATGTAGCCCTCAAACAGACTGATGGTCGTGTTGTACCGAATCATCCCGTTCACAGCGACAACTGGGCGGTCTCCGGTGGCTCCAATTGGGAGAGTGGCGCTGGCAACTCCCGGCAGCACTGGGTTGTCGGCCAAGGAGATTGTCGGAGAACCGCCTACCGCATTGCCGTAGGTCACCGCAATCTGGTCAGTGGTGCCTTGCAGGGTCACCGCGCCCACCCCACCAGCCGTGGTGATGGTCAGAAGGCCGTTGGCGCTAAGGTTGGCAAGGTTGAGGGGCGCTCCGTCCAGCGTGATTGTTGGGTCGCCAGAAACACCGCTGCCGTTGGTGATGGACAGGCCACTGTTAGAAACAGCGATAGAGCGGGGCGTAATGGCCGTTGCAGACGTTTTTACCTGAAAGCCAGTACCAGAGTTCACCAGCGACAACAACGCGCCTGTGGTGCTGATATTGAACAGCCCTTGGGCACCGCCGTCGGTGATGGTCAGGCCGTTGGTGACGCCGACATAGCGGCTGTTTGCCAACTGCGGGGTCTGGGTGACCGTCAGGTAGGTGTAGGTCTGGACAGGTGAGCCAGCAAGCGCCGCAGTCGTGGTCTGGACTGTCACCCCATTTTGGACAATGGGAACGAGTTCAGAGCCAGTAATTGCTCCAGCCTGCGGCAGTTGGGTAATTGTGACTTGTGCGGACATTATGTACTCGTATTGCTAGGTGGGCTGGGTGCAATCGTATCCTTGTTCCCCGTCTGAGTAGGCGTCTGCGTGTTCTGCTCGGTGGAGATGTACAACTCGTTGTTGCCGCCAGTCAGCAGGTAGTCATCGTTCGCCGCAACGCTTGCGTCTGGGCGCGGAAAGCGGATATTGATGCGCTCTGTTTTTCTTGCGGGCAAACGGTACGGGTCAAGCTGGTCTGCGCAGCCTTCGTTGCACACCCGCAGGCCGGGGAAATTGGGGTCATTCCTCATCACCGAGTGGGCACGCTTGAACTTACATCTATCGCAAATTGCAATAGAAAGCGTGGAGTTGCCAAGGGTGTCAAGGAAGATGGGCATTACCGTGTGTACACAGAAATGTTGGGGGCGAAGTAGATTGGCGACTTGTCGCGCTCCTCTTCCTCGGCCATCGACAGATACTTTGCAGCCTGCCCTTCAAGGTACTGAATTTTGTTCAAGTCCACGCCGGGTAGCTCCTGCGACATCTGGTGCGACAACATGCACAAGACGGCCATGTACCAGCGCTGTGGCACCTCCAGTTCTCCGTACAGGTCGCCCACATCCATGATTTGGCGCGAGTACCACACCGTCATTTGGTAGAAGGCGTTTTGCGGGGTCGGCCACAGCCAGATTTGCGACTGCGGGATGGTGCGGTTGAACCAGAACTGGAACGGCTGGTTGGCCGTGAAGTTCTTGTTGGGCAGGTTGGTGTAGTCATCGCGGTTAAGGCGCGACATGGTGATTTCGGTGGAGTTGTTGCCGAAGTACAGTTCACGCAAGCTCAACGTGGTGCCAGAGTAGGCGCGGATGCGGTAGAAGCCGACGTTCTGCCCGTTGTCGATGTCCGTCCACACCCACTCGTTGTTGACCACGACGATGCTGCCCAAGTCAACAAGGGTCTGCCAAGTGCTGCCGTCAATCGAGTATTCGTAGATGATTGACCATGTGCCAGACGCTGCGGGCAAGATTCCAATGGAGCCAACGTAGATGGGGTTGGCCGTGCCTAAGGTGACCGAGATGTTGCCGTTGGCCGATGTCTGGGTGCAGATGGTGTCCACATCGCCGTCGTACAGGTTGGCTACCGTGCCGCCAGCAGACGAGGTGTAGGAGCCATTGGGCCTGTCCATGTAACGGTACAGGGCGTTCAGGACATCGTTGCCGCCCAGCGGCAGGTCGTAGATGTACTTGTCCGCCGTGAAGCCGTAGACCTTCTTGTCGATGGCCCAGTATTGGATGCCGATGTTGATGAGGTTGGACAGCAGGAAGAACAGCGACTCGCGGGCAGACAGCACCTGCTCCGAAGTCAGTTCTTCCGCCAGCTTGCCGCAGCGCCGAGCGCCGTGGTCAATCAGGGTCTGTACCGTGATAACGGTAGTGCCAGTGGTTCCAGAGTAGGCCATGTCTTACCAAGCAGGAGAGGATTTGTTTTTGGCGGTGGTGCTGACCCGGCAACTGCCCAAGTCAACCTTGCCGCCCTTCTTGAACTCACGCGGAACCATGCGCTCAAAGGCGCTTTCTGGTTGTCTTGCGCCAGACCTGAACATGGCCGGGTCTTCATCCTTAGCAACGGATGCCGCAGGAGAGTCTTCCTTAAACAGCTTTTTAGCTATGGCTCCAGCCACGGGACGAGCGGCGCTCAATGCTCGGCCAGCAGGGTGCATAGATGCCAGACCCAAACCAGCCTCAAGAACAGCTTCCTTGTCTACGTCCTTGTAAAGCTGCACGCCGCGCCCTTGGTCTACCAAGGAACGTGCTCTTGGTTTAGGAGCTTCTTCTTTAGGATATGTAGCGCCTTGGGTCGTAGTCGGTGGGCCAGATTGCCGACTCATTCTTACCTTTGCATCCGTGGTTTTTGGGAGGTCTTCTGCTTCTTTTTTCCGAGACAAGCCCTTGTCTGCGTTCAGCAGGTCGCGCAGGGTTTTGTCGCTGCCGTACTCGGACTGGAAGTCCGCAAGCTCCTTTGCGGAGACAACAGCTTTCCCGTTCACGACTTTGCGGTCAGGGTTGGGTTTGTACGCCATGATTGCTCCTTACCAGCCGGGACAGTTCCACCGTTGCATTGAAGCCCTTGAGCGGCTTCCCTTCTCGCTTTTCTCAGCTACTGGCTCCATCCGAGCGCAGAAAGAATCGCGCCGTGAACCACCTTCTGGCTGGGGAGCCTTCAGGTTAGAACCAGTCTCACGATTGTACTTCTCGCGCCCCTTTGCGGTCAGTCCTGCGCCTTGCTTGGCGGGCAACTTCTCACCACGGCCAATAGCCAAGCTCGGGCCACCATTCTTCAGTTTGGCGGTTTTGGCTGACTCTCGGAAGGCTTCAGCCGTTGGCGCACCTTTGCTGCCCACTCGGCGCATTTTTTCGCCAGAGCCTTCAGCAATTCTTTCACGTTTTGCAGCGATGTTGGCATACAAGCCACCTTCCTTCATGTTCTTGTCGGCCTTGACAAACTCTTTGCCGACCTTCTGAGGGATTCCGGTCTTCTTGGCAAAGTCAGGGTTGTGCGCAACAGCCGTCATCAGCTTGTGCTGCTCGGGTGACTTGCTTGGCATGATTACAACGTGCTGTAGGGGTTGACGTAGTGTTTCTGCATCTCCAGCACTATGGTGTAGGTGTCGCCTGCGGAACCATCTAGTGTGGTGAAAGAAATGCCGCCCGTTTTTCCTGCGCCAGCATTGTTCGTCAAACCACCAATTTTTGAATAGTCCTGCGTGTAGGAGTTGTTCTGAGGTATGACCTCAATCACAACAGGCGCGGTAGCAACCCAGTTCATTTGAACTTCCAGTCCGTGGGTCAACCCAGTCACCTTCAAAATGGACACAGCATCGCAAGCTCCACCAGCAGCAGACGCCGCCAAGTTTGCTGGGTTTACCTTGACGACATTAGACTCATTTTCAGTCGCGCTCATGGTCGCGTAAAACTTCATGATGGCAATGCGCTCACCATCAAAAAGCGTTTGAGAGGTAGCTGTAATAGCCATAAAAATCTCCAAAGAAAGCGGGGGCCGAAGCCCCCACTCGTTTTTAACAAACGCGCCCGCCGCGTTTCTTGCCGGGGGAGACCGTCACAGACTCCTTGGTTCTGGTGACACTGCCTTTTTCCTTGTCGGTCATGGAGCCTTGACCACCAAATGCGCCACGCGCCTTGTTGTATAGCTCTTTCACCATGCTCAACGGGTTCAACGCCTCTTCAAGCTCACGGCTTTCCTTGTCAGTCACAGCCTTGGGGTCTTTGAGAACGTACTTGTCGTTGGGTGAACCACCTTCTGCCAGCTTCAGCTTGTTGGCCGGGCCGTACTTCAGGTTGCTGTCCATCTTGGCTTGGCGCATCGCGGTAGCGTTTTCCATCTTGTTGACCGCCTGCAACTGGCGGTTA